TGTGGTTGTATTTCTTGAACTGGTTCTAGTTGTATTTGTGGTTGTATTTCTTGAACTGGTTCTAGTTGTGTTTGAGGTTGTGTTTCTTGAACAATTGTTGGTTGGAATGCTTGTATTTCAGGAACTTGAGGTTGTAAATTAATAGTTTTAATATTTGATGTTTCGTCTATATTTGATGTTTTGTCTATATTTGATGTTTCGTCTATATTTGTTAAATCTATTTCTTCTAAACCTTGAGTTGTTATTTCAGTTGGTATTATAGTGTTATCAATTTGTGTTATGTCTTCTCCACTTTTTCCAAAAAATAATGGTGTGGGCATTACTTTACTTTCTAAATCCTCATTATTTTTATAATGTATTACATTTCCTTCGGGTAATTCATTATTTAAATATGATTCCAAATCGTCTGGTATTGTATTAAGTGCTAATTTAACAATTTTTTCATCTGTTATATTTTCTATAAATTCAAAACTAGTTTCACTTGTTTTCTTAGCTTTAAATTCAATAGTTTCATCTTCTATTTTATCATTATGACTATTAATATTTATTCTGTCTATTAATTTAGCTAATTCACCAGTATTTATTTTTTCATTCATCTTTATTTCAGGATATCTTTGATATTTATGTGTTATTTTTATTCGTGGTCCCATTTCTTGCTTTGTTTCTGCTTCTTCTTCTTTATCAATATCTTCTAAGAAATTATTTACCATCTCTGAACTAACTTTTCTCTTTATTATTTTTTTTCTTTTTATATCGTGTTTAAATATTTTATCATCTTCTAATTCATATATTTTTCTACTTTCTAATTTAGATTTATTAGTAACGATTTTCATATTAATACCCATACTTTCACATTCTTGAACCATTAATTTAAAACAATAAGGTATTTCGACTTTTGAAAAATCCATACAATTTTTATTGTTAACTTTAACTTTTAGATTATCAACAGTATCACCATTAAATTCTAATGGACCATCACAACTTGGACTAATATATATATTTTTCTTAGGATTTACTGCTGAAATTTTACCAGATTTATTATCAACATACATAAAATATTTATCTGACCTTTCTAACATACTTTCTTTTAAAAATTGTGACATTCCATGAGATATTATAGCATCACGTTCCATTTCACCTATTCTTAATCCACCACCTATAGCTCTACCTGATGGAGGTTGCCTTTCCATCATTGTAACGGAGCCAACATCTCTTGAATTTACTTTATCTTTTGTCATCAATTTAAGTCTTTGATAGTATGTAGGACCAATAAATATTTCTGTTTCTATTTGTTTCCCATTTCTACCATTATATAATATTTCATTTCCGTTTCTTTCAAATCCACATTTACTTTCTAAAATATCAGAAATGTTTTTTCCTATACTAAAGTTATCATATGGTGTTGCGTCTCCTGTACTTCCAATAAGACTACATACTTTACCTAAAACACATTCTAATAATTGTCCTATAGTCATACGACTTGGAATTGCATGTGGATTTATAATAATATCAGGAACTATACCATCTTTGGAGAAAGGCATATCTTCTTGATTAAAAACCATACCTACAGTGCCTTTTTGTCCGTGCCTACTTGCGAATTTATCTCCAAATGTAGGGACTCTTTCATTAGCTATTCTTATTTTACATACTTTATGGTCTTCTGAATTATATGATGCATAATATACTTTCTCTACTCTACCATAATGTTCTCTATTTGGACTAACACTTAAATCAACAGCTTTATCTTCATTATTAATAGTATATTTACCGATAATAATATCTTCATCCGTTATATATTCATTTTCTTTAACAATACCAGTTTCATCTAATTTATTATAATTATAACCTTTTTTAAGTGATACTTCTTCATTTACAGTAAATGGATTATAAAACATTTCTGAAACATTTGTAATTTTATCAGTCAGTTCCTTATCTGTATATGATCTAAAATACGCTGTTCTAAATAATCCCCTATCAAGAGCACTTTTATTAATTATTATAGAATCTTCTTGATTGTAGCCACTATGACATAATATAGCAACAATGGCATTCATACCAGCTGGTAATTTATCTTCATATACATTTGTACTTAATCTTGTATGAACAAGTGGTTTTTGAGGATAATAATTAATATATCCAAATGTATCAAAACGATTTCTATAATTTGTTGTGTATACACCAACAGATTGTCTGCTATGACCACAACTAAATACATTTCTGGGTAATTGATTACAATTAGCAAATGGTATACAAAATCCTGAAGCACCATATGTTAAAAATGGGTGTATTTCTGAATGTGTATATTTTTTTAAAATATTGTCTGTTTTCATTTTGTCTATACCTTCACTTAATAAACTTGTTCCTAATTCTTCCACATCTAAATATTCTATAATACCTTTTGATTTTTCTAAATCTATATCTAATGAAGGACATATATATTCACAATTATAATAATCAAAATTATCTGTGTCTTTATTTGTTCCAATAAGCAAATCTGTCCATTTTTTATTTCCTGATTTTATATCTGTAACAATATCTTTTGTTAACAATATTTTATTATCGTTTACTATGTAAAATGGGCGACATACTCTACCTCCATCAGTATTTATGTTAATTTCTTTTAATTTTATGTTCCAACTTACCGATGTGAAAATATTTATAAAACCATTTCGTCTCATTAATCTTATATATTCAACTAAATTTTTAGGTTCTTTATGAATACCAACCCAATCACCATTAACAAATATTTTAGTGCTATGTTCAACGGTTTTAGGTATTATTTCATTTAAATAATATAATTTTTGTTCTCTTAACAACTTAACAATTGGTTCTTTTTTACAACCGAATGTTATATGAGAAGTAATTGATAAATGTTTTTTTATACCAATATTACTTCCGTCTGGCGAATCAACACAATCAAAAATTCCATATTGAGTACTATGAAGTCTTCTTTGATTAATCATAACTAAATTATCGGGAGTATTTACACGTCTTAATTGAGCAATTGTGCTTAGGGAACTAACACGAGACAAAGCTTGTATTAGTCCTGTTTTATTCAATATAGTTCCAATTTTAAATGCTTTAAATATTGGGTCTTCTATTTTTGATGAATTAAATATAGTACCAATATTATTTTCATTTATAATAGAACTTATATTATCAGCGTATTGTTCCTTAAACCGATATAAACTATCAATTTCTATTTTACAGTTTCTTAACATTTGTTCATATCCATCTCTAAATAAATTAGCCAGTAAAAATCCTGATAAATCAACTCTTTTATAAATATAACTGTCTCTATCTGTTGGTTCTAATAAACCAATAGTTACTAAAAGTAATCTTCTAACAACCAAACCTAAATAATATATTTTTTTTGTAAAATCATTACCAACATGAGGCACTAAATCTTCCATTAATACATTCATTACATAACTTTCAGAACGACCATCAGTCATACTTTTTAAATATTTTAGAGCAAGATTCTGTGATGTTATTACATATGCTTTTTCAATAGAGGTTCTTAATATTTGGAGTAATCTTTTTGATATTGGTGTATCTAAATCATAAAGTATATATTTTAAAATATCTTTATCAGGAATAATACCTAAAGCACGGAATATAATGAACAAGGGTATTTTTCTATTAAAACCTTTAATTTTTACATCTATAGACATATCTTTTTTAGAAATATAAAGTGATGTTGTTCTTGCATATTTGAATCCAGATTCGGGAAACGATTTTATTTGTGCGCTATAAAGATATAAAAGTGTTCCTTCTTTATCAGTTATATTAGACTTAATTATATATATTTTATTTTCTACTTTTCTCTCATGTGAAACAATTACTTTTTCAAGTCCTCCAATAATAAAATATCCTCCAAGATCATAAGGACATTCACCCATTTTAATTAATGTATTTTTTGTTTGTCCTTCCAACAAACATTGTTTAGATTTTAACATAATAGGAATCTTACCTAATTGTATTTTATCAAATGTTATAATTTCAGGTTCATCCTTATCCTTAGTTATATACTCTATTTCAACGTCACAAAAAATATGAGAAGCATAATCTAAATTTTTTAATCTTGCTTCATTAGGATACATATGTTTTGAAGGAGTTTCAGTATTATAACTATCATATATAATAGGTTGTCCAATATATATTTTATTTGATTCTCTCCCACCAAAATATATGTTAATTGTATGAAGATAACTTCCATCGGGTTGTTTATCTTTATAAATAATGTGGGGGTTGTATTGTTTTAATGTCAGAGGGATTTTATTAATAATGAAATCATTATAAGAATCTAGATGATGTTTTACTAAATAATTATTATTATCTCTAAAATAGCTATCAATAATTTTCCAATTATCTTTCTTTAATAAATCCATATATTCTATATAAATATAAAAACTTTATTTTTTATATTTAGATAAAAATTTAAAATCTATTATTAATATATAATGACTAAAACTACAAATGCCCCAAAAGTATCACAAGAAACTCAAGTGCCAAATACAGGTGCTGGATTAATTTTACGTGCTACAGCTGATATTATTGATAGTTATATGTTGTCAAGACAAGCATCACAAACTGGCTCTGGGAAAAAAAAACGTATAGTAAGAAGAAAAAGAAATACGAGAAGAAAAAGAAAAACACGAAAATCAATAATAGGTGGTAAGAGAACAAGTATATGTAAAAAATATAAATCTAAAAGCCGAAGACGTTTTAAAAAACTAAGTAATCGTAGAAGAAGTAAATAAATTTTAAAATAAAATATTATATTATTACAATATGAATACATCAGAAGAACGTATTATTAAATTAGCAACTGATGAAGAATTAGATAAAGATTTAAAAAAAATAAATGAAATGAATGATGATTTAAATGAAGTGATTGAAAAAAGCTATAAACTTAATAATTTTTTTAATATATCACTCACACAATTATTTGTAAGAATGTCTAACGCTACTATAGATGTTTTTAAAGAATTTATTGAAGTTATTTTTAAAGAAAGAAAATTTAAATATCAAGAAAAATTTAAATGGTGGAAAAGATATAATGATATATTTAGTGATATGTATATTGTTTTATCAAAAGATGATAGACTAATTTATTTTGGTTTTTTTCTAATATTTTTAGCGATTTTATTAAACTTTTTGGATATGATACATTAACCTATTTAAACATTTATTCGTTAGTATTTATTTATTAAAACATTCATAAATACTAATTATGTCTTATCAAGCTAAAATAAAAAAAAGTCAAATATTATTTAAAAAAGCAGAAGGTTATCGTCAACAAAATGATTATGATAATGCTATAAAACATTATGAAGATTCAATAAATGTTATCGGAACACAACCTTCTGCTTATGTTGGTATAGCAATGTGTCAATTACAAAGTAATGAAATAAATAAGGCACGCAAAAACTTTAATTTAGCTTTTCAGTTTAGTAAATATACACAAAGAACACCTGATACTAAGTATAATTATGGTATATTTCTACGTGAAACAGGAAGAATAAATGAATCCAAAACTTATTTTAGAGACATAACAGAAACAAGTAAACCATTTAATATACTTGGATTTTATGAACTGGTTATGATAGATGCTTATAATAAAATTAGTGACAAAGTTATTAGAAGAATGAAAGCTCTTTTAAATAGTAAAAATACAAATCGTATTCTTAAAACATATTTATATTTTGCTTTTGGGAAAATATATCGTAATGAAGGTAATTACAAACTATCATGGTTAAATTATTATAGAGGTAATTCGTTGTCTTATAATAAACAAATAAGAGATAGTCGTATTGATTCTCTTTTAAAAATAAAAAAAAATATTATAGACTTCTTTAATATAAATAGGTTTAATCCAACAAATATTAAATTACTTAATTCTAAATATAATAAAAACATTCTTAAGGGAAGAAAATTAATTCTTATTACTGGTATGCCACGTTCAGGAACTACATTAGTAGAAAATATTTTATCTACAAATAAGAATGTATTTGGTATGGGTGAAACTGAGACAATTGCAGAGTTATTAACTCAACAATGTGAAGAACATAAAAAAAATGAAGAAGATTCAATGACACTTGTTTATGAACAAATACAAAAAGACCCTACACTTTTATTCACAAATGCGGAAAAATATTTTGATTATATTACAAAATTAGCAACAACATCTGACTATATCGATGAAGATACTATTAAAATTTATTTAGACAAATCTACAAGCAATATTGTATTTTTAGGTTTTATATTACTTATGTTTCCAGAAACAAAAATTATTAATTGTGAAAGAAACTTTTTAGATAATGCATTATCATTATATTTCAATAAATTTGAAGAAATGAGTCATTGTTGGACAACTAATCTAACAGATATTATCCGTTATTATAAAATAAATGAAGAACTTACAAGACATTGGAAACAAATATTTCCTGAAAATTTTTATAATTTAAAATATGAAACATTGGTTAATAATACAGAAACTACTATTAAATCGTTATTAAAATTTTGTAATTTAGAATGGTCAGAAAAATATCTTAATTTCCATAAAAATAAAAGAACATTTTTTAGCAAAAATTCTTTTAAAGTTAGACAACCTATATATAATACTTCAATAAATAATTGGAACGAATATGAAACCTATATTGGTGAATTAATTAGTTATGCAAATCATATAAATTTAAATAATATCAACTAAATCGACATGTGTTAGCATATGTCTTCTACAGCAATAGCGTTTTAATTTTAATTCATCCAAAGCTTTTCCTTCAGCGGTAGTTTTTACATTACTTACATTAATATCTAAAATATTATCATCTTTATTATCTTTATATTTTTCTACTAATTCTAAATATTTAACCCATTTATCTCCTAAAACTTTTCCACAAGTCATACAACGTACTGGAATAATCATTTTATTTATATTTTAATAATATTATTTATTTCAATTTTTATTTAAATAATTTTTATTGTATTTTTATTTCTATATTTTCTAAATAATTTCCATTAATAAAATTTAAATGTTCTGAGCTAAGTGCAAAATCAGATGGTCTGAGAATTGTCCAATCGGTATTATTATCTAATATATTACATTTTGTATAAATATATCCAACTAATGCACTACACCAAAAACGACTTGTTTTTTGAGGTTCAGAATCTTTTTGTAAAAAAGCCTCAATCCAATCGGATGGGAATAAATCATATGGTTTATCATAAACAACTTTATGAATTTCACTTAGTGTTGCGTCATTAAATATTTCATTTCGTGTTTTTGATGGAACTAATTTTCTTAAAAATACGTTTCCTGTATTACTATATAATTTCAATATCTCATTTAATGGTGTTATTTGAACACCTAATTTAATTTTACCATCTTGAGGATCAGGTTTTCCTTCCCAACTTGATTCCCATACAAATGTTCCTTTTAATGATGGATGAATAAAAGTTGGATCTTTTAATATCATTGCAATATGAGTATAATTACTATGTGTTCCCCATTGTATCATTGATAAAAAACATCCAAATAATCCATCTTTTTTTTCAGTAAATAATAATAAATCGCCTGTTTGTAAATTATATTCCATATAATAATAATATAATCAATATTTTAAGTAAAATAACTTAAATAATATTTATACAGATAATATATATGTTATCTAATATAAGTGTTGTATCATCAGCAATAACTGGATTAACAAATGTATTCTGTATAAAACAAGAAAAGAATATGGTTTTAGACCCTTTAACCTGTATAATAAGACTTGCTATATTATCATTTAAACCTATAGGAACAAAAATAAGTATAAATAATAATAGAATTACTTATTGTGAGCCTAGTATATTTCAAGGAACACTTCGTTTAGCTTTTGGTGATAATAGAGAAGATTTACATAATATTTATAATCCCATAAAAAAAGCTACTTTGTGGTTCAAAAACACTGATAATAATATTAATAATTTATTTAATTATGCTATTAAAGGTATTAAACTATTAAGAGATTCATATAGTAAAAATTCTACTATATATCATACATTAAAACTATATCAAGATTTAATTAAAATAAATCTAAAAAATAAACAAAATACTAAACAATGTTTAACTGCTGATGAAACAGAAGACGAGAGTAATGCTGAAGATAAAGCAAAAAAAATAGAGTTAAACAAAATATATTTAAAATTAAAAAATTTATGGAATCAAAGAGAATTATCTATTGTAAATAATTTAATTATTGAATTAAAAAATAAAATAGATAATAAAAATGATAATCAAGAAGAAATAGATGCTATATTTCACGCATTAGAATTAATATTAAAAGTAAAAGAATCATTAGTATCTAAAATAATATTAGAAGAAACTACTATACTTTAAATAGAATTGTTACCACTTATATAATTAATAGAATCTTTTAATAAAGATATAGAACTATTTAAATATCCTTTCATATTTTTTATTATATTGCTATTATTGTATCTTGTATCGGAACGTACAATATCTTTTGGTGGAGTATTTACAATAACAAAACTACCTTCTTTTAAACTATTAAATATAGGTGAATTATGTTCAGTATTTGAAAAATAATTCTGGTTTGCATTTATAGGTATAGGTTTAGACCTATCAGGATTACTTATATTCACTTTAATTTTTTCAAAAGAATAATTATGCTCACTTTCATTATCAGACTCTTTATAACTTTCGCTATATATATCATCAAAACTTAATTCCAAATAATCATTCTTAAAATCATCTGATTCTATACTACTTGATTTATTTAAATTTTCTGAAGATATTAAATTATTAAAACTCTTATTTAATTTATTCTTATCATCTATTAAATTGTTCATAACAGAGTTTGTTAAACTTAAACCAATGGTTAATAAATTATTTTCAATATTAAGAGCCTCATTATCAATAAACCATTTATGATTAAAAAACTCTTTCCATGAAATTCTTTTATCAGGATTTTTTTTTAATAAAGAATAAACTAAATGTTTACAATCTTCAGTTAAATTAATATCTGGAGGTATTACAATATTTTTCTTATCAATATCCTTTAATAAGTTGTAAAATGTTTTAGAATTAAATGGCAATCTACCTGTTAATGTTTCATACATTATAATACCTACAGACCATAAATCAGATTTATTTGTATATTCACGATATTTCATTATTTCAGGTGCCATATACATAGGGCTACCACATAAGGTCTCAACAAGTGAATTTTGTTCAAAATATCTTGCAAAACCAAAATCAGATAATTTTAATTCATTTTTATCTGTCAAAAGTATATTATGTGGTTTTAAATCCCGATGCATTATATTATTTTCTAATAAATATTTAAGACCATCTGCTAATTGTTTGATATATTTTTTCGCATATTTTTCCTTTAAAGGTCGTTTATTTAAAAATTTATTAAAATCTCCTTTGGAACAATATTCTATTATTAAATATATATTGTTATTATCATAATCATAAATAACATCATATAATTTCAGAATATTAGGATGTCTTAATTTTTTCATAACATCTATTTCTCTTTCAATATTTGAATTTAATTTTTTTATATTGTCTATTTCTATTTTTTTAATGGCTACAATATGTTTTTTATCTTTATGCCATCCTTTATAAATTTTAGAAAAAGAACCCCTACCTATTCTTTTTTTTTCAACAATATAATTACCTATATTAATGGTATTCATACTAATATATATAATAGATAAAAATACTCATTTATCTAGTTTTGTACGTATATAGTTAACTTCTTTTTCCATATTTATTACTTTTTCTTCAATAGAAGATAATTTACCAAAAATTTCAAATAATGTTGCGTCTGTTTCTTTTATTTCTTCTTCCATAGCATATACTCTTGGTATTAAGTCTCCAATTTTTTGAGAATGACGTCCCATTTCATAAACAATTCCAGCAAAAGCTAAAAGTCCAGCACCTATTTTCGGTAAATAGTTTAAACCATTCATATGTATTATCTATAGTTATAAATATATATTTTATTTTATTTAAAAAACACGATTATTTTGAATACAATTTTTATAAAAACAATAAAAAAACACAATATAAATTCAAACAAAAAAATGATTTAAGGTAATGACTTTTATTATATTTATAAAAATGAGTACCGAAGTCGCAGTTCAGAATCCCACACCTACCACAGCAGACGTCATTAGCAGTATGTCTAAAAGTTTCTCAGAATTATTTACTAATTTATCTCAATTTAATGCTGATAATCGTTCATTACAGCAACAATTGAAAACTATTTATAAAGATTATAGACGTGAGAGAACTCGTTTGTCTCGTAATCGTCGTAAAAAAAATAATACAAAAATTCATTTGCCTATGAGCGTTAGTCCTGCTCTAAGGAAATTTTTGAGTCTCGGAAGTGATGAACTTATTTCTAAAAAAGAAGTTATGGGTCGCATTTCTACTTATGTTAAGACTAAAAATTTACAATTGCCTGAAAATAAAAGACAGTTTAAGCCAAATACTGCATTACGAAGATTGTTTGGTCTTAAAAAGACTAAGCCAATGACTTTTGTAGAAATTAATAAATACATATCTCATCATTTTCCTACACAAAGTTCTTAAATTTTAATTTTTAGATAATAATTTTTTTTATATATTTTTATTTTAATGAATAACATATTAAATAATCTTGAAACAGGTGATTTAATATTATTCCAAGGTAAGCATTCAATAGTATCTACAATTATAGATTTATATACTGGTAGTAGATGGTCTCATGTTGGAATGGTATTAAAAGACCCAACATTTATAGATAAAAAACTAAAAGGTTTGTATTTAATGGAATCTGGTGAAGAAGATTTCCCTGATAGTGAAGATAATATATACAAATATGGAGTTCAAATAGCTGATTTAAAAGAAAAACTTGATACATATGATGGTATAGTTGTATCTAGAAAATTAAAATGTAATAAAAAGGATTTTGAAACAAAACTAAAAATAATTCATAACACTGTTCATAATAAACCATATGACTTAAATGTATTTGACTTTATTATGACTAAATTAGGTATAACATTTTGGGATGAAGGGAGTTATAAATATAAATTACTTAATTGGATTGGTTATAATCCGAGAAAATTAGATAAAATGTATTGTAGTGCACTTGTAGCATATATTTACACAGAATTAGGTTTATTAGATAAAGATACAAGATGGACTAATATATTTCCCTATTATTTTTCAAGTGAAAACCCCAACCTAAGATTAATTAGAGCATCTTTAGGACCAGAAGAATACATTTGTGGTTAAAAAAATGTATCTATATTTTTCTCTGTTTTTTCTAAATTAATATTACTTAATTCAGTATGTTCAGTAATATTATCTAATAATTCATTTTGTTCATCGAGTTCCTCACCAATACTTAGATGAAGTGTTTTAATATCTTGAATATTATTTATTACAATATCAAGAATATCTGTATTTATTTTATTTGATATCATATCTTCTGTGGTGCTTTTTACATTATTTTCTTCAATAGTATTTTTAGTTTCTTCACTTTTAAACATTTTATTAAATATATGTGAAGTAATTGATTTCATTGTATTAATGACTCTATTTGATTTTATTATTAATTTGTCTATATGATTTATTTGTTGATTTAAATTATTTAAAATAGTTTTTTGGTCATTTAACTCTTCTAATGTTTTTATTGAATCATTTTTAGTTTCTTCAGATATTTTCAATAATTCATTAAAACTCATTATAATTAACAACGAAAATATGGTAAAGCAAATATAGGAAATTTACTAATATATAGTATATAAAATTTCATATATATTTAAATTATATTTTAATAATATATGTTTAAATCTGATATTAGAACAATTTACAAAGATATGCGAAATGAATTAACAGTCAAAAATATAAATTATTTTTCTCAAAAAATAAGATTTAATCTGTTTACAAACTTTGATTTTAATCATATAAAAACTGTTCATGTATTTTTACCAATTTTATATAAAGGTGAAGTAAATACTTGGTATATAGTTGACGCACTTAAATCTTATCCACATATATCAACTATTGTTCCAAAAATAGAAAATAAAAAGCTTAAACATTATTATATAAATAAAGATACAAAATATAACATAAATAGTTATGGTATATTAGAACCAACAGAAGAAACAAAACATAAAGAAAAACATTTTGATATGATTATTGTTCCATTATTAGCATATGATAATAATGGTCATCGTGTAGGATATGGTAAAGGATATTATGATAGACTATTATATAATTATTCTGCTAATTATATAGTAGGTTTATCTTTTTTTGATCCAATATATAAAATAAAAGATATTAATAAATATGATATAAAAATGGATTATTGTATAACACCTAAAAAAGTTTATAAATTTTAATAGTCGTTCATATAATTTAATATAATTACAGTATAAGATATCAACATCGAAAAACCACCTATTATCAATTGTTGACTAAAAGATATTAAACCCATAATATATAACCCACTTTCTTTAAAATTGTTACAAATATTTAGATGATTAAATAATTCAGTCCCACCCCAACATAACAACCCTAACTCTACTAAACTACAATATATATATACATACAAACTAATATAATCATCTATTATCAAATTACTTTTATTTCCAATTAACATTAAAGATATTAGAGAATACCACCATATATTAAAATTATCACATTCTTTTGCTAAAGAATAATCAGTAATCAGATAATATAATGTTGAAATAAAGTACGGTATGCTAAAAAACATTAGAAAAATATTAAAAGAATTTTTCCTATTCATTGAATCATTTTAATAATATAATCTTAAATATTATTAAAATGTTTTTATAATGTTTTTAAAAAAAAATTTATCTACGTCTGCGAGAACGCATTCTTCCTGTAGTTTTTCTACGTCCTTTTGTTCTACAACGTTTGGGCATAGCGTCAGCAGATTCAACTTTAGTTAAATAATTAACTTCAAATTCATTTGATTGTCCAGCAAATCTAACAATAGGTGTGTCTAATTTTACACGATGAGCTAAGTAAATATAGTGTTTTCCTTTTGAGCCTTGTGTAGTTTCTTTAACTTTTATATACAAAGCACATCTACCACGAATACTTTTTACAGCACAATGATATGAAAGTGCTTTACGAGCAGCAGCAGCAGGTGATCTTGCTACATATCTACCACCTGTGAATTTTGTTGGACAACCATCTGATTTTGTCATATTTACAATAGTAAATGAACGATAACCATCTTCTCCACTTGAGTTTTTTACCATTTTATACTATATCTCAATAAAAAAAATTTAGTTTAATTAAAATTTAATTTCTTTTTTTAGCTTTTAAAATTCTTTTTTTTAGATTGATTCCCAAATATTTTTTATATAATCAAAATTATTCATATAAAATTGATTGTATAATTTTTTATTTTTAATTTTAAAAATGACTAAAAATAA